TCTTGCATCCCCCCCGTTGTATTAGCAATAATGGGGGTACCAGCTAAAATAGCTTCAGTAATGGTTAGCCCCCAACCTTCGTTTGAAGTTAATAATATTTGGACATCAGCAATATTATATAAATAGTTTAATTCCTGTTGGGATAATTTTTGATGTGAAAATTTTATAGCATTTGGGTAATTTTCATCAAAAAAATATTCTTTTACTTTATATAAATCGGTACCAGCATCAGTAACTGCCTCTGTATGTAATACCATTTTACATTTATCAGCCTTTTCTTTAGGAAGTGTATCTAAAAATGCTCTAAAGGCTAACATTGTATCTGGTATTTGTTTTCTCCTAATATTTCTAGAATTAAAAAATACGATAAATTCTGGGATGTCTTTATTAAAGAAATTTATTTTAAATTTTTTTAATTCTTTATCTTCAGGGTTTATAGGTTTATAAATATCTGGGTTTAAACCATGAGGAACGTATTTAAATACTTTATTTTTAGCCTTATTACCTAATACAATTTTATTTATATTGACGGTTTGTTTTGAAATCCCCATTAATAGATCACATGCCTCATAGTATGCTTTATTATACATTGGAGCAGGATAATCATCCCAAATATTTAAATACGTAATAGGAATATTTTTACGGATTTCATGTTCCATATTAAACACCCAAGTAAAATACCTTGGGTCTGTAATAAGCATAATAGCATCTGGTTTTTCTATCTTCAATATTTGTCTAAGCAAATCAGGGGTTCCATAACCATTTGTAGGGTATAAAACTACAGATGCATCCGGGGTGTTAGTATTATCAATAATGCTTTGACTTAAATCAATTTTTTTCCCAATATCAGGATGTTTAATAGCTCCAGCTATTTGCACCCAATTAAAATGATGGGAAGTATGCATTACAATTTCTTGAGCCACAGTTGCAACCCCAGAATGTACTCTTATATCATCACAAAGTAATAATATCTTCTTCCTTTTGTCTTTAGAAAGGTGTTTAAAACTTTTATTCATTTAGTTTTGGATTTATAGTTCGAGATTAGTTTGATTGTTAATTGATTTACGAAAATCTTCATCTGTAAGATACAAAAACAAAGCCCGATCAGCAAGTTTTTGAAAGGAAAATTTACGTTTTACACATTCAATTTTAAAATTCTCGAATAAATCGCTTTTGACTTTAACACTAGTTAGTGTCATATCTTTTTTTGCGCTCATAATCTTTATTTTATAACATTATTTAGGTATACATATATACGAAAATTAGTAGATTATACCTTCTCCACAATTTTCTTTATCTTCTTTATAGGGACAAAAGTTACAATTCCATTTACTTGGAGATTTTGGATATTCTATATCTTTTATGTCTCCATTAGAATTAAAACATTCATTTATGAAATTATTTATAGCTTTTTTAGCTCGTCCTAGTTTAATTTTACCACTTGGTGGGCTAAATTGCTGTACCCTATATGCTTGATGGGGTGACATTATTTTTTCATCATCCCAATCCATTACTTTTCTTTTAACAATAAAAAATTCAATTTCAATTTTATCTAAAGGTATCCCATACTGTTCTGAGAAATATTGTTTGTATAAAAGTAATTGATATTGTTTATCTTCATTTTTCTTATCCTGATCCCTCCACCCACGAGTGCTTGTTTTAATATCGATTATTTTAAATGTCTTTGTTTCCTCATGGTACATGACAACATCTAAAAAACCCGCGTATAATATGTTGTTATACATTTTATTTGGCGCAATTACTAATGGTATTTCGCAACCAACTAAATGCCAACCACGTTTGGAGAAGTACCTAGATCTTTTTTTCTTAAACCAATTTAAAATACCCATCCCATCATCAAAAAATTCTCTCATTTCTTCAGCTGAGGAAAAATGTTGGTCTTTGTTTTTCTTGTATTGGTTTCGATATTCACCTATAAATTTTTCTTGGAAAAATTCTTCCATATCAATTTCCCTATCTGCTACAGCAAAGGATTTATCATATGCTACATCTAAATAGTGTTGTAGTACTTCATGTATAGCGGTTCCAAATACAGTATGAATTGAGGATGTAAAACGTTTAATTTTATCTTTATACTGTAATTTCCACCTATGGGGGCACCCTCTAAATATAGACATCTGAGAATATGATATATTCTTTTGATATGCATAATTAACGGGTGTAGGAGGATTATTTCTAATCTCCTTTATGATTTTTGGGATTTTTTTAGCCAAACTATTTTTTCCATTTGTTGCGCCCAACTAAGAGCCCAATGATACCATAATTGGCTATATCTATAAATGTATCTTGCATACCTTCACCTTCAACAAATGATCTACCGTTAATTAATAGATTTTTTAAACGTGATATTTTATCGGTTAATCTAATACATAACCCAGTTAGTGAGAATTGTTTATCATCGCTATTATTAACGATATCTCCGCCTAAAGCAATGTTATTTAACCCATAATCCATATGCTTACGAGCAAACATTTCATACATTTCTTTTTGAATTTGTTTAAATTCATCTGATAGTTCTGGGTATTCATGTTCAAATATCTCTACGGGACTTGAATTTAAATGGGGTGTTGGTTTTGGTCTTTTAGCATCCATAATTTCTCTATCACTCATTATTTCGTGGTATTTAGTTATTGTATCACCCATTAATTTGGTCTTTACTGTCTGAAAAATATATATTTAATACTGCAAGTCTATCATCGGCATCAACTAGATTTATAAGTGCTTCTTCAGCATTTTTATAAAAATCTTCGGTAGAATGGTCTCCAATCCCAACTGCTTTATTACCTAATAATTCAAGTGATAATAATGCTTTAGCTTTATCTGCTTCTGCAGATGTTTTTAACATGGTATATAATTCTTTTGTCATTTTAAGTATGGTTTTTTAATTTTTATTTATGTCCTGGGTCAATAATTGAACCTCCTCTATAGAAATCCGTTAAATATTCTTTAAAGCTTATCATTGGAATATGTTCTGTTTGAAATATATGATTTAAAAATATATCCCAAGCATGCCATCCTTTATTTAAAATAGTATCTAACCACCAAACTTTAAAATTAGGATTTACCATATAACAGTAAGCTCCAATCATTCTATTACTTTCCCATAAGTCATCTGTTAATTGTTTATAACAACCTCTATTTCTTTCATCTCCATAAGAGGGAGTTTCAAATCTTAATATTTTATATTTATTTTTTACCATATACTCAGCCCCAATTTTAATTTTTTTATTCATTAAACCAATGTCAGGTATATGAGTATCATTTTCACATATAATAGTAGGGTTATCTTTACACATTGCAGCTGCTATTGCCTGAGTGTGGGATTTAAAACAACCATAATGAGGGGGTGTTAATCCCCATTCATCATATTTTTTATTCATTTTAATATCACTTTTATCCCCAAATGCTAAATTTAAAGGGGGCATCTCAGTAAAATTAGGATTTATATGCCTAATATAATCCACATCTAATTTATTTAAATCAGAATGAGATTTAATTTCCTTAGAATCTAGGGGGTTTGATGATATTTGGATTAAATGTATTTTCATTAAAAAAACTTACAGTTAGGATCATTCCAAGGACCTGCTTTCAATAAAGCATCAGAATCAAAATCAATTGTATTATTATATTCTATTAAATCTAAATTTGAAATAGAGGGTGTATTATTTATAAAAGTTTTAAAATAAGGTTTCCTTTTTACTGATAGGAAATAATCCATAAATTTGAATTCATTTCCTACTAAAACACTTAAATTTATTTTGGCATTCGGTATTTTATAAGCATCAGCTGCTATTAAACCATGTAATGAAGAAGATAATACTTTTTTTACTGAAAGTAGTTCGTCTATAAAAGTAAAGGGATTGGTTGTTATATTAATAATTTTAACTCCTTGTAATCCTAAGTAATAAATTAGTTTTAAATGTTCTTTATTTGCATAATCAATATAATGGGGAATAATCCCATATTCATATTTTTTTTCAATTTTTGGATTATATATTTTAGGAAATAGTAAAGCAGGGTCTCCATAAACTTCGGGGCATTCTATTCCTCTATCTATTAAAGCTTTACGGGTTAAAGGTCCTCTTACAGCATAAACCTTTTTAGGTATTTCCCCAATGGATTCAGGAGATAAACAACCACTCCCCCATATTATATCTTTAGATAAGGTAGTTTGCATAATACTTCCTACGGATAGTATTTTTCCATTTTTACGGACAGAATTTAAATTATCTCTATAGTAAGCACAATGAAATATATCTTCATATTTTAATTTAGAACTATTTGAGAAGTGCTTTAAAACTAAATATCCTATATTATCCCCCCAATTACCATCAGGGTTTATTAATAGTTTATCCTTATCATCCTTGTATATTATTTCCACAATTGTTTAATTTCTTTTTTATCTAATCCTTTATTCGTTAATATACGACTTATTTCTGGGGTGGCCAATATATTTATATATTCTTTTGCTTCCTTAGAAGAACATTCAAAATAACCTTTAATATGGTCTACTAAATCTTTATTAGGTTGTTTTATCTTAGATTTAATGTATTTATTCCATTTATTATTTTTAGGGATAAATTCTCTATATATGTTATAGATCATTCTTTTTTCTTGGGGGGGAAAATCTTGGACATAGTTTACAATCTCTAAATAATCAGGGTTCATAGATAAAAATCTATGTACCATATAACTATTCCAAACCTCCCAGTCTTTATCTGTAAAAGATTCAACTGGAGGTTTGGTTGTGTTAATTGCTTTTAACCAATCAAAGATGTTTTTCATTTAACAAAGCTCATCTTTCATTTCTTCCCTTAAATCCTTGGGAACTGAATCAGTTAAAATTTTATTGGTTTCTGGGTCGTAAAATACAGGGATGGGCATAAGTGCATCTTCATCTGTTCCTGCTACAAATTTAGATACTTTGCGTAAAATTACTCCTTGTTGAAAAATTGACCCACCATTAAAGTTTTTAACTTCAGTAGTATTTTTTAAATCAATTGGAGGTTGTTGTTGCTGTTGCATAATTATTTATTATTTATTAAGTTTTGAATTAACGACATTATGTTTATTTCCTTGTCGATACGGAAATTTGCTTTATATTGATGTTCATTTATTAAAATAGCTGCTGTACCTTCTTTATCTTGCAAATATTCAGATGACCTTTCATATAGTGCTCTAAATAATTCATCAAAATCATTTACATTAGCATCAGCTATAATTTGACGTATATCATTATAACAATCTATTTTATTATGTTTAGATCCCTCTGATAAAGCATTAATTACTTTATCTATATAATTAGATGATACTAATATTGATTGGTCTAAACTAAGATATAAATCATTTGCCCCACCATCTACAGTTGATAATTGTATAGTATTAATACACTTACGTAAATCAGGATAATATTGGTTAACCAGTGGTACTAAATCATTTATATCATGTGAAATTGATTCTTGATTACAAATCCAATGTAAATGTTTAGCAACATCCTTTTTAGTTGGAGGTACAATTTTAAGTACTTGACATCTAGATTGTAGAGGATCAATAATACGCTCTACAAAATTACAGGTCATGATAAACCTTGTCGTACGTGAGAAAGTTTCAATAATATTAC